ACTTATGACCGTGAGTATCTTGAGGGTGATTTTGATTTTGAGGTTGAGGCTGGTTCTACTCAGCCGCAAAACGAGTCGTTTCGCCGTCAGATGGCGTTGCAGATGGTTGATGCTATGGCACCGTTTGCAAGTATGGGTGTTATTGATATGCGTAAACTTGCTGCTCATGTGTTGCAGTTTGGTTTTGGTGTGAAATCACCTGAACAGTTTATGGCTGCCCCACAACAGGCTGCGGGTGCGCCTATGGGCGCACCTGAGGGCGCTGGTGCTCCTCAAGGAATGCCGTTACCTCCTCAACCTGAACTTGGTGCAGAGACAATGGGGCAACCTCCAGCCCTCTAGGGAACAGCCTATTCTATTGATGAGAGCAACCATTTTTTACGGACTCTTGGAGAAATATAATGAGCGATGAAATCGCAACACAGGAAAACATGGACCCCAATTTTGGGACAACCGAAGATGTTGGAATGGAAACGCAAGTTTCTGATATGCCATATTTGGAGACAGAAAACTACGCTAATCATGTAGTTAGAGTCAAATTAGATGGTGAGGAATTACAAGTTCCTTTGTCGGAAGCGCTTGCTGGTTATCAACGACAGGCAGATTACACTCGTAAGACGCAAGAGTTAGCGGAGCAACGCAATCAAATGCAGTATGCCGCAACGATTCAAACGGCTTTGGAGCGTGACCCTGAAGCGACTATTGACCTACTTGCTAGGCATTATAACATTAGTCGTTCACAGGCTGCTGCTGTTGCTGCCGAGGTTGATGATTTTGAATCACTTGACCCGCAGGAACAGAAAATGCGTGAACTGGATAAGCGGGTTGCATCTTTTGAAGATTACCAATCTCAACAGGAAATTGAGCGGGAAATTCAAAACCTTCAGCAGCGTTACAGCGATTTTGATGTTCCGCTTGTAGTTCAAACCGCTTTGCGGATGGGGACAACCGATTTAGAGGGAACATATAAACAACTTATGTTTGACAAACTTATGGCACAACAAAACATTCAGAAACAGGCTGAGGCAAAGAAACAACAAACCGAGAAATCGGTTGTTGATGCTAAGCGTCAGGCTGCTGTGGTTTCGGGGGGTTCTAACCCTGCGAGTACTACTACTGAGTCTGTTGAGGCTATTACCAATATTCGTGATGCTTGGGCTGCTGCTAAACGGCAACTTGGTGCAGAACTATAATTTTCATTACAAACAACTTTAGGAGAAATTAAAATGGCAAATAGCAACTTTGATGCGCTGCTCACTACAACGCTCGCAAATTATCGTGACCAACTCACGGACAACATTTTCACGGCTCGCCCGCTGACTTACATGTTGAACGAAAAAGGTCGCATCCGTATGCTTAATGGTGGTACCAAAATTGTGGAACCACTTGTTTATGCAACTAACGACACAATCGGTTCATACTCGGGTTATGACACGATTTCATTGACACCACAAACTGGTATCTCGGCTGCTGAATATGATTGGAAGCAATATGCTGGCTCAATCTCAATCAGCGGTATTGAGGAAGCCAAGAACAACGGTGAGCAAGAAATCATCAACTTGTTGGAAGCCAAAATCATGCAGGCTGAGGAATCAATGCGTGAAGGTTTCAACACAATGTTCTACGGTGACGGAACTGGTAACAGCGGTAAAGACTGGAACGGCTTGGGTAACCTTGTTGAGTCAGGTAACACTGTTGGTAACATCAACTCATCAACATACAGTTACTGGGCGTCATATGAGGAGAACACAGCAACTGCTTTGACTCTTGCTCAAATGAACACTGCTTACAACACAATTTCTGTTGGCAACGACCACCCAGATGTGGTTTTGGCAACACAAACATTGTACGAAAAGTATGAGGCTTTGTTGCAACCGAACCTTCGTTACACAGACACCAAGACTGCAGATGCTGGTTTCCAGAACCTGTTGTTCAAGGCTAGTCCTGTAATGTACGATGTGGCTGCGCCTGCAGGCACAATGTTCTTCTTGAACACCAAGTACCTCACACTTGTCGGTCACTCGGCTAAGTGGTTCCAACAGACAGAGTTTGTTCGTCCAGAAGATTTGGATGCACGCTACGCTTTGATTATGTGCTACGGTAACCTCACGGTCCGTAACCGTAAGAAGCAAGGCAAACTTACCGCTAAGACCGCTTAATTAACCACTAACAAAACTAGGAGAATATAATGCCATTAAAAGGTAACGACACAGACGGTGCGGTAACACGCAAGCGTCTTGAAAACTATATTACAGCAGACGAGAAGGTTACAGCAGTAGCCATCACCGATGCAGCAACACCAACAGCAGCACAACTACTTACTAGTAAGTTGTTTGTTGCGACACCAACACAAGACACAACCTTCACCCTGCCAACAGCCGCACTTGTGCTCGCTGCTTTGACAGATGAAGCAGTTGGAACTTCGTTTGAGTTCACAATCGTGAACCTTGCAAGTTCTTTTGAGATTGTTGTTACAACCGCAACTGGTTGGACAATCACTGGTGGTGGACTGATGACAGTATTTGATGGTACTTCAGCAACATTCCTTGCTGTTGTAACTTCAGCATCAGCAGTACAGTTGTACCGCAAAAACTCTGGTGGTGCAGTTAAGTAATTAATTTGTTTGGGTGGGGGGATAAAAGCCCCTCACCCAACATAATCAATATAGGAGAACCATGCCAGTTAAGTACCGTATTTTGTCCTCGCATGCTGATGCCAAGCCGAAGGCTGGCACCAAAACATCTAACTATCCTAAGGGCAAGAAGTCCAAAGGTAAGTCTGTTAAAAAAGGTTACTAATGCCTAAGATTCCAAATCCGTTTGATAGACCAGACGGTAAAAGAATATATCCATCAAAGCGTAAGGGTCCTAAGAGTGGTGTTGATACTCGCCCAAATGAGCGTGAACCTAAGCGTGTTGCTCCAAGACAGCGTATGCCTAAAGAATTGGCACCAATGCCACCAAAGCGTGGTATTCGTCCTATGATGCCAAAGCCAAAGACAATGCCAAAAGATATGCCAAAGCGTTCACCAAAATATTTGTTGCCTAAGAAGCCAAAAAGAAAAGCATAATCATGTCTGGTAAACCACGCAAAGCATTTGATGGCATTGCCCGTCCAAAAGGCATTATAGATGACATTGTGGGACCGCTTGCTAAAGCGGCTTCAAAGAAGGCTATGTCTCCTAAGGTTCAACAACAGGTTGCTCGTAGCATGACGAAGCGCCGTGCTATGGCTAAGACAGAAAGTATGGCTAAAAAGTATTATGGCAAGTAAGCCTCGTAAAGCATTTGATGGCGTAGGTCGCCCACAGGGTTTTATTGATGATGCTGCTAAGGCAGCATTAAAAGCAGTTAAAAATGTGAGTCGTAAAACGGAAAACAAAATTTATCGTAAAGTAGAAAATGCTGCCATAAACCGTCAAGTCCGTAAACAAATTCCTCGCAAAATGGTTTCTGCCAAAGACGATAGAGCGTTTTATCGTGCAGAACGACGACGAGATATTATGAACGAAGGTGGACCGTTCTTCAATAAAAGAAAAGGCAAAAAGTAATGGCTAGTAAAAAGAAACCAAACATCAAAATCCCGTTGGATGATATTGTTCGGAACGCTATTCGTGCCGCAGGTAAGAAAAGCCGAAAGATTGGTCAAGCGGTCAAGAAGGCTGATTCTGCTGCTGAAGCAAAAAGATATGCAGAGTTTAAGAAAGGTCGCCCAAGCGCTGCTGACCGTGCAGCAAAGCGTGCTACACAACTAGATGCCGAAACTAGACGCTCGGGTGTTGCTCGCATGGTGAGAGATTATGACAGAATGATTAAAAGTGAGCAAGTAAATAACCGTATTGCTACGGGTGGCGATGACACTATTTTTGGTATCCGTGAAAGCAAAGGTAAACCGATTACTCCTAGGCAGATTAATCAGGCACGCAAAAAATCTAAGGGCATGAAAGACAATATTCCTAAGTTTGTTCAAAAACAGCAGGGAAAATCGGAAAACGAAATTCTTGCTCAGGCTGCTAAGAAGCAGAAGCGTATGGATGAAGCCAAGGCTGCTGGTGGTGTTAATGCTCCTAAGAAAATTGCGAAGCGTCAAAGTGACCGTGCTGCTAAGGCTAAAGAAGCGATTAAGAATCGTAAAAAGAAGAAGTAGTTGTGGCTAGGAAGCCTGCTAAGAAGTCTCAGGGTTTTGATTTGGATGCTTTGTTGAAGTATCTTGGCATGGCTTCAGGTAACCTTCCAAAAGGTACTCAACCTAATATGGCAAACCAATTTGGTGCTTCTGCTAATGCTGCTGTTTCACAGGGTATTGTCAAAAATACTGGTAAGGCTGCAAAAGGGTTGGATTTATTAACTACTGGTGGTGTTGGTCAGTTGGGTTACGATTTGGCTACTGGTAAAAAAATGTCCAAGAAACAGTTGGCGCTTCAGGCGGCATACATTGGTTCAAACTTTGCGCCGTTAGGTAAAATTGCTAAGTTGGGTGGTCCTAGTGTAAAAACTGGTCGCCGTGTTGTGGATTCCGCTAAACAGTTACGGATGTTGCAGATGCTATTGGGTGGCGAATAACCCTATTTGGGAACAGATACAGCATTTGTGATGACTACAGATGCCCCTCCTACAGCAGTTCAAGCCCAAGCGTATTATGGTACAAAAGTTACTGGATACCGTTTAGCCCACACCGATGGCGCCCGTCAGGCGCCCCCTAGTGGACCTTATTTGGGTCGTGAGGGCAAGTGTTCCGCTAACGAGGACAGTTGTGAGGGGTTTGCCATTAAGGGTTCCGAGTTTTGTGTTGGGCATACCCGTAAGGCTGTTAAAACTAAAAAGGTTTCATAATGGGTTATGTAGCCCAGACTGCTGCCACGATTCGTGGGTTTGTCCGTGATATAACGGATTTAGATACGGCTGATTTGCCAGACAGTTTGTTGAATATGTATATTCGTGACGGCTATTATCGCATATTAGATTTAGAGAAGCGTTGGAAGTTTCTGGAGGAAACTTTTACTTTTAACACAGTTGTAAACCAGCGTGCTTATACGGTTGCCAATTTTACTGCTGACCCTATTCGTGAGGTTATTTCCATTGTGGATAACACCGATATTGGTACCCGTTTGGACATGGTTGGTCATGACATGGCTGAGGAAACCTATGTTGGTACTTACGACATTTCTGGTAATCCGTTGTTTTATTCGGTGTGGGATAGTCAAATACATTTGTATCCCAAGCCGAACAGTGTTCGGACTTTAACTTGTCGTGGTTATCGTGAGCCTACGGATTGGTTTACAACATTAGGTAATGTTGATGCGTCTAAGAATTTGCATTTGCCTTTGGTGTATTATGCTTGCAGTCGTATTTATCAGCGTCTTGAGGACACTGGTATGTCTGCCGAATATAAGCGTGCGTTTGATGAGGGCGTTGCGTTAGCACGAAACGCCGAAATGAAACCAGTTAGTCACGCCCATTTGATATTGGCGCATGGACAAACTCGTGGCAGACCAACCTTCAAGGGTTGGATGCAACAACTTGGAAGAACTTTAGGTAACTAATGACTGTCGGCATTTTTGAGCAACAGGACTTTACTGGTGGGTTGAATCTTCGTGCTGACCAGTTTCAGTTGGCTGAGAATGAGTCTCCTAAGATGTTGAATGTTGATGTGGACCCTAGAGGTGGGGTGTTTACTCGTGGCGGCTATACAGCGATTAATAGCAGTGTTATTGCTAGTTGGAATCCTCATCGGTTGTTTCGGTTTGATGGTGATACACCACAAATAATGTTGTCTAACAGCACTAAGGTTTATCGTTCTACTGGAAGCAATTTTTCTACTTTGCAGTATTCGTCTGGTAACGATATTGCTGTTGGTTCTAATTTTGGTGCAGGGTTTGCTCAGTGGGGTAAAACTTTATATATTTCTACTGGCACTAGCGGTAACGGTGGCTATAAGTGGCAGACTGCTAATACTTATGCTACTGCTTTGACGGCGAGCGGTCCTACTTTTCAACCGTATGTTACCCCAACTGCTGGTTTTATGCCGTGCGCCAAACATCTTGCTGTCCATGCTAATAAAATGTTTGCTGCTAATACTATTGAGAACTCTGTTGAGTTTCCGAATCGTGTGCGTTGGTCGCACGATTCTTTACCTGAGGATTGGATGACTGATGACTATATTGATGTGGAGGGTGGCGGGAATGGTGTTACTGGTTTGGCTGTGGTTTCTGGTCAGTTGGTAATTTTTAAACCTAGAGCCATTTTTGTTTTGTTTGGTTACGATTCAGCAAGTTTCACTATTGTTGAGTTATCTAACCATCTTGGTATTAACACTCCTCGTAGTTTTGCGCAGTCTGATGTGGGTGTATATTTTTTTTCGTATCCTGAGGGGTTTCATTACTATAATGGTTCTAGTGTAAAAAACATTTTTAACCAGTTGCAACCGATTATAGATTTAAACTATTTGGATGTGACGACTAAACCTGTTGATGTTTCTTGGGTTAATAGCCGTGTGTGGTTTGGTGTGCCGTATTCTACAACTGGTTCTGCCGCCACTAAGGTGACGGTCAATTTTGTTTATGACCCTTCTATTAATGCTGCTGGGACATACACAATGTTTCAGTCATCTGATTCGTATGGGCTTGTTGGTGGTATTAACTGGGAAAACTCTAGTGGTGTGTCTTTTGGTTTGATGTGTCATGCAAATATTGGGCGTGTTGTTTCTGTAGATAATTATGAGGAGCAGCAAGACAACTTGGATGGTACTGCAAGTAGTTTTGTTACCCGTTATCGCACTAAATGGTTTGATGCTGGTTCTTATATTCAAAAGAAAATGTTTCGCAGACCTGATTTTGTTTTGAAGGAACCTAATGCAAGTACCACTATTACGGTTGATGTGTACCACAATTTTGATGAGGCTGAAGGTAATCAGCGTAGGACTTTTAATTTGACTTTGACTCCTGATACAACTGCGATGGCTTGGGGTTCTGGTTTGTGGGGTACTGGGTTGTGGGGTGCTGGTGCTGCTAGCGCTGTTGTTGTCACTGGTTCTAATCTTGGTTTGGCTAGGTGTGTTCAGTTGGAGTTTTCTGGCGAACTGGGTAAAAGATGGGGTATTAACAGTATTGGTTACAAATTTCAATCACGAAGGGTTAAGGGTTAATGGCTACACTTTCTATTCCTTATAGTTTTGTTAATGGTACTACTGCTGTCGCAGCAGAAGTTAATGGAAACTTTACTGCTGTCAAAACTTTTGTTGAGGCTCTTGCGGCGGGGACAAATATTGATGCTGGTGCTATCACTAGCGGTTCGTTGTCTGCGACTGGTGTTGTTGCTGGCGCATATACGACAGCGAACATTACGGTTGATTCGCAAGGTCGTTTAACAGCAGCGGCATCAGGTACCAGCGCTACTGGTGATAGTGACCAAGTTGTGTTGGGTTCGCAGGTGTTTGGATAATGGCAGAAAATTTGAATCTTCCTCTGATTAACATTCTTACTAGTGTTGATGCGGATGTGTTGCGCCAAATTTTTACCGATATCAGTAAGAAAGTAAATGAAATGAATGACGAGTTAAAAACATTGAAGCAGGGCTAAAAGCATTATGAGCATGATGGAAAATTATGGTGATTATGGGTTGGCTGAGGCGTCTGCTTTGCGCCGCCGTCAGCGTGGTTCGTTGGCTAATCAGGCTGCAGCGTTTCAGGGGCAGAAGCGTGGTAAGCGCCGTCTTGAGGATGTTAGCCGTGTTTACACTGAGGGTTATCAGCCGTTGGCGTCTAGTTTTGGTCAGCGTGGTTTGGGTGGTGCAAATGTTAAGTCGGGTATTCGCCGTTCTAGTCTTAGTCGTTATGCGGAGAAGTTTCAACGGGATTTGGGTGCTGAGACACAGAACATTCAGGATGATTTAAATAATGTTGCGATGCAGGAGGCTGATGAGCAGGCGGAACTTGAGGATTATATTGCTCAGTTGCGTTTGCAGAAGGCTCAACAGATTATGGCTACGGCTGCTAGTTTGCAGCAGTATGCCTCTTATTAGGAACATGTAGGAGATTATTGTGGCAGTTAAAAAGAAATCACCAACAAAACAACCGCCGAAGGGTACTCAGTCTGAGGCTGACCGTCTTTCTGCTGTGGCTCGGGCTTACGGTCTTAGTTCTTCGGGTGAAATTATTGCTGGTAAAGGTGGTCCAGTTACTGGTGGTAAATATACTCCTTCTCCTGAAGCCAAA